CTGTAAAGTCATCATTTAAAACACTTGTTTGAATTACAGTGGGAAATATTTTTAATATTTCATCTTCATTCATTATTTTTTTGTGTGAGCTTCTATGTTTACTCTAGTAACTTTAATTTCTAAATCTTGTCTAAAATCATCGTGATTAGTGTCAGTATTCGGATCTGCTACATCAGCATCGAAATCTTCTTTACTGGCGTAAATTTTTCCTGTTCTTTTATGCTTAATGATCTCTTTTGCTTCAGCAGGTATTTTAGGTAAATCACTCATAATTATCTCCCTTGTTTTCTGTATTTCTTATACATCCTTTTTTCATTTTTATTAAGTCTTTTTTTATGTCGGCCGGGTCTTTTTTTTCTTGTAGAGCCTTTATATGTATTTACACCGAATAGTGGTTTTTTCTTAGCCATTCTCTTGCGATCTATCTATTTGTGCGTAACTAACAATACCTTGTATCTCATTAGCTGTGCCAGCGGTCATTTTAAGAATATCACTCTCCTCTAACACTAATGTTTCTTGAATTATATTTTCAACTGTATTTGCCGCTATTTCTTTTCGCCAAATAGAAAAAGTAGCAGAGGCAGAACTATCAGTAACTTGCACGGACAAATTAATTGGACCTGAAGATGAATTATCAACTTGTATTTGTTTTACTAAACATCTTGCTCCAGATGGAGATGTCAAAATACTTGTAGTGTCTGTGTTTGTTAAATTTATTCCTGCGTTTTTATATTGAATTGTCATGATAAGAAGAAATTGAATGTGTCTTGTTCATTTTTTAGTTCTTGTTGATAAGATGTATTTAACTTATCTTGCATCGTTCGTAAAGACTGATTTATTTGTCTTTGATTTTCCTCTGCATATTATAACTATATCTATTCTGGCCATTATCTCATTCCATCCGGTTGTACATCGGCTCTAAAAGTGCCATATCTCCAACTTTGATCAGTTGATGTGTTAGCTACCTTAATACTAGCAAACCTTGATCTAGCTCTAGTGTCTACTTTTTCTGTCGAACTATTGATAGTAAAAGGACCGAGAGGCGAGGATGCTGATGTATCTGCAGGAAATCTCCGTAAGTTAATCGTAATTTGTGCATCTCCAGTTAAGACTTTAAAATCAGGTATGAATCTTCTGACACTCATAAAAAATTGACCATCTCCACCTTGCGATAAATCAAAATCGCCTGATTGAATAAATGCAGGTATAGCTGTTTTGTTACCTGATGAATCAACCTGATTATTACCCACTTCATGTTCATAAAATGTTGTAGATCCATTTATATTAGTGACCCCTTGCACTGTAGGAAATGTTGGTATACCCGTAGAATTATATTCTGTTGCATATGGATTATCATATAGATTAGCATCTTGGTATGTGGTTCTTGATAAAGATCCAGTAGTCCACACGCCTGACTGATAATTATAAGTCACACATCTGTCAATAAAATCACTTCCTGATTTTGGATAGAACCAAACAATCTCTTCGTACAAAGTGTAAAGACCTGCGTAAACAGATTCTCCATTTTGATAATTAATTCCTAAATTACTACCTTTAGTCGTGAAAACAAAATCTTCAACTAAACAAGGTAAAGCTTTTACTGTACCATCATACACAAAAAAGCCACCAGCTTCACCCATCCAATAGACTGCACCATTTACATATTTAATCGAATGTTGACCTATGGCTCCACAGTTAGATCCAACTTGTCTTACAGAGAATATAAAAGGTGGTCCAACAAACTGAATTACATAAGCAGCTGTGTTTGTTAATACAAAAGTATAATCTTTACCTTTGACTGCTCCTACAATTTTTGTGCCTGAGTCTAATCTAAAAAAACCTGAAGTATTAACTGAGGTAGGTGTATAATCAGTTATATCTTCTTGGTCTGAAAATCTTATAAATAATTTATCTTGTGTGCCAGGAGTTCCAATAGTTGTTTCAGTGCCTATCATAAACAAGTGTCTATCTCTGTCTGATACCAATGACATAACTGATGCTGTGGGTGCATTGGAAATTACAATGGCTCTTGTTGTTAATGCATTGGGATTTGAGTTGATGGGGTTCCATGAAAAAGATTTACCATTTTTAATTGTTGCTATTAATTGTTCTCCAAAATTATCTAATGACCAAGAGGCTGGATCTATTGATAAAGTTTGTGATAAAGAGGCTTCACC